AATTACTTTCGTAATCTTCGTCCTTTCGGTCGAATATTTGCGTTAAGGCTCTTGACTGCATGAAATGATTATTTGGATAGCTATTGCCGTCCAAGTAAACTTCCGCATCCTGTAATAGGGTACGGTGATCATGCTCGTTAAAAGTTCTAGCGTCTATTACGATTAATTCGTCTATAGTTTTGCTCAAAACATGTCCGACAGCATATGCCATCGGGTGTGTCTCGTGCACGCTAGGTTTGTGATCTAGTCTTTCAAATTCTTTACTATCCGCAATTTTATTGTGGATGTTCTCAAGAAGTAGTACATACCGTATGGCATTGTACCGCTCCTCAGTCAACCACCCATGGTATAAACCATGCGTGTCTATCCTTAGCTTTTCTGAAAGTTTTGGCGAAAGCCTAATTTCATCAAGCGGGGTAAACAGTGGTGATCGTCTGTTAACATTTAAGTTAAAGAGAACCTGTGAGATAGCATGAGCCTTCAATCCTTTGGATATGGGCAATGTGCTAATCAGTGTAAAGATGGATTCGCAAATAGGAGCTATGTTATAGCCGCGATTCTTAGCAATTGCTAAGAAATCTGTAGCCAGAAATGGCGCGGTTACTAACTTTTTAAGGTGGGTCACTGGTAACCCGGTGATTTCGTAAACGTTTGAATTCTTTCGAATATATAAGCGTTTTGCGAACTCAGCTGCCTTAGTCCTACATGTTCTCTTGTCTCTATTAACGTCTAAGCCGATGGTTTTGCAGTTCTCTAAGAAAGCGAGATAAACTCGTTTGTCAAAGATTGCTACATCATCACCTAGTACGACGTAGTCCCGGAACTTTCGTTTACCGAGAGTGAAGGCGCTATATTCGACTAATATGTGTATGCTTAAAGCAAAGGCGGGCCAACTGGAATAAAATCCTATTGGTTGACCAACCGCATATTTTGTGCCTAATGGCCTAAATTTACGTTTTGTTATAATAGATAACCAAGTTCTAGCGTGACCTATTAATTTACTTTTCAGTATTTCATAAGTCAAATTAACGGGAAACCGATCAGTAGCGGCGGTTAAATCCGCACTACCGACGAAATCAGCATTTGCCAACTTCTTGGTAATCCGCTCTTTTCCTAGTTCTTGGCGATGAGCCGCATCTGTCCG